AATACTCCTTTCATATCACAAAAGGACAGGTCTCAGCCTGCCCCTCTGTGTAATACGGCATAAGCCGACATCCGAAATCAATCGAAAGATACTCTCGATATGAAGTTATTAACAATTGCATCCGGTGTTACATCCGCATCCGTAGTATGTGTTCGGATTAGGAACCTGATATGCCGGAATCGGTGCCGGATTGATTGCATTAATAAGCTGCTGTGTCTGTGAAGCCATTGCAGTTGTAAGCAGTGCACTCTGGCGGTCCTGAGAAGCGGCACGTCTGAGGTCATTGTTTTCAGCCTGGAGATTGGATATCTTCTCGTTGCACAGGTAATCAAGGATTGCCCTTGTTCCGGCGTTCTGGCTGTCGATAATGTCTCTTGTGTTACTGTTCATGGTGTTCTGCAATGCACAGGTATTCTGTGCCATGTTGTAGTTTATGCCCTGGATTGCTTCTCTGGTTTCGCAGCAGCAGTTTGCAAGCTGTGCCTGGAGTGCATTGGTATTCTGCATATTAGCTACAGTGTCAGCATTAATAGCCTGCTGAATGCCGAAACCAGTCTGCATGATGTTTGTGTTGATTCCGTTAAATCCGGTAAGCATACCGTTATTCATAGCATAGAAGCCATCACACAGGCCGCTATTGATTCCGTCAAGTTTGCTAATTACAGCGGAATTGTCGAATCCTCTCTGAATATCCGCCTGAGTAGCTGCTGTGGCTACATATCCGCCGCCGTTTCCATTATTGCCCCAGCCATTATTTCCCCATCCGAAGAAAGCAAAAATGAATAAAACAATAATCCACCAGCTGCCATCTCCACCAAACATGCCGTCATTATTTCTACCGTTTCCAGTAGCAGCGGCAATATCTGCTAAGCTATAATTTCCATCCATAGTTATAATCTCCTTTTTGTGTATTTACATCAATCTGGCCAGATTGTAATGTACTATTTCATTCCTTTCAGCATGTGCTGGAATTGCCCTGCCATTTGCTGAACCTGGTTAAGCTGCTGTTGGGAAATCTTCCCAGACTGTAACATCTTCTCAACTTCTGCTTTCGGATCTCCCTTAAAATTCTGTTTAAACTGCATAAACTGCTGTACCATCTGCATTGGCCCGTTTCCCTGTGGCATTCCACCGCCAAGTGCGTTAAATAATGGATTACTCATCTGCATTTCCTCCCTTGATTGCTGATTCCTGCACGGTATTAGCCCTAACAGGTTCAGAAAAAGAATTTAATCGGTTTATGATAGCTTCGTATTTGCCTTTTAAATCGTCATATTCCTGTCTGGTGACGTACTTACTGTCCATGTTCTGAACAGGCTGTTTAGGCGGCATCTGAGTGCCTATTTCATGGTATTCAAACGTCCGTAATGGTTGCGGCATACCGGAAACGTCTGTGGATTTTATAAAGAATTTTTCTGATTCTGAATCCATTAGCAAAACACTTGTTCCAGGTGCTACCAGATAGGATTTTGCACCAACTTCGCCGGATACCCACAGAATACCGCTATTATTCTGCTGTGGTTGCTGTACTGGTTGAGCTGGAATCTGAACAGGCTGTTGCTGAAACTGGTTCATTTGCCCCGGAACGCCAAAACTATATTGATAAGGATTGTTATATAGTGCCATCTTATACACCGCCTTTCTAATTATATTTTTACACAGAAATATTAATCTAAGAAGTTCGAAAAAGTATCAAAAAAGTATTGACATATCACTCAATGAGTGATATTATAATATCAGAAACACGGAAGACGTAAAATTAAGGAGGAGTAAAAAGATGTATAAGGATTATCGTTATATTAACGCCGGACAGAACGAAATTCACAGATATGGTCATAAGGCTGTAGAAAAAGTTCAAGCATGTCTAGCGCCTAACGACCAGGGATGGTTGAGTATTCCTGTTGATGGTGGCAAATATTGGACTATCGGAACCAGTGAAGGGAAATATGGAGAATTTGCCAAAGTAAAAGATACGATTTTTTCCGTAAACAGTGCGGGCTACATGTACGCAAAAGTGGACAGCCCAAAAGGTGAAAAATTTGTGGAAGCAATCAAATTTATGATTGCTGAAATGAATCGAATAAACCAGGGAAGATTGGACGCGTTAAAAGATGGCGAAGAGGAGGAAGAAGAATGAAGTTTAAAGAAATTCGTTCATTTTCCGGATTAAGCCAACAGGCTTTTTCCGAAAAATATAAGATTCCCAAAAGAACAATTGAAAACTGGGAGGGTGGTAAAAGAAATCCACCAGAATACGTAATTTTATTGCTTGAAAGAGCTGTAAAAGAAGATTTTGTATAAAAGAAGGAGGGGTAAATCGCCTCTCCTTTTAGCACACTTTGATTATTTTATTGTTCACCCTCCGGCTTAATCGTTTCGCCGTGGATATACTCACATTCATCTGCTCAGCGCAGTATTCGAGCGTATATTCCTTGCATCTCAACCGGAACAATCTTTCTTCGTCCGGTGTGAAATTACACTCTATCAAGAATCTGTCTATATCTTTCTTCGTGAACACATATAATTTCATGAGCATACCCCTTACTAATGCTAACGTTGATTCTGCGCAAGATAATTTGTAAGCTTCTGTTTTGTTTTTTTTAATTCTTCTACATTATTCCCACTGATCTGACTGTCCAGCATGGTTGATAACACTTCCAGAATTAATGAATCTCGTTCTGCGATTCTCCGAAGACTTTCATAATCTCGTCTATCATGTTCTTCCAGTGTCTCTACTCGCTTATTAAGTCGGAATGCCGGGGTAATCCATTTAAAGATTACGGCTGCCGCACCTCCGACAATAGACACCCCTCCGCAGATAGAAAGAAAAATCTGTACAAATTCTGATATGCTCATTTGCTCTCCTTTTCCCAGTAATATACCGGGATCTCATTACCACTATCCCATGTATCGAAATATTTGCCCTCTTGTACCGTCACTACATGACCATCTATACAGAGAATGTACGTGCCTGTCGGATGGTCTGCACAAAAATCATTGACTGTATAGATATACCGTTCTGATTGCTCAATCAGTTTGCGTCTGTACCCACGTTTATAGAGGTACGCTCCCCAGACATAATTTGCACTCGGCATATCTGACAGAGCACATGCCTGTACCATTAATCCGGTAAAAACCGTTTCCCAATCAAGCCCGGTTGCCTTACATATTGCTCGGACAACGCAATCTCCTGTTCTCTTATCCTTAACAGGATTTGGATTGAAATATTCCCATCTGTCCATCAGTCAATCCCCTTTGCTGTCTTATATCGTTTTGCCGCTCCTCTGGCTTTTGCGGCGTTCTGACGATTCCACTTAGCTATCATGAGCCGGTCTTGCAGTTCTCTTAGATCATTGTCTTTGCAGTAATCTTTGTATACAGCATTTTGTTTCTGCAAAAGATAAGACTTCCGGTCAAGGTCTTGCTGGAGTGCGAATTTTGCCTGTTCGTCCTTGCAGTTATCAACCGCCGCTTGCATTCCAAGGACTTCACGCTTTGTTTTGCGAATTCTTCGCTCATAAGCACGTTGCCGCTGTTCTTTTTCATACTGCTTTCCCTTGTTGGCTTTGTCCTGCGCTGATAGTTCTGTATAGGGATTAAATTCTCCATCACTTGCCCCAAAGCTATGCCGACAGTTGACCCCTGACAGTCCACTTGCCGTTCCATATCCGGTCAATGAGAACGGCGGAAATTTCTTGCTCTTGCCAGAACGAGAGTATACCTTTCCTTGCCACCATGCGTGATTTCCCGGATTCTCACCGCCGTCACCTGTTCTGGCTCCCATGTGAGCACTAACCAGAACTAAATCCCAGTCCATTTCTTCCATGCGTTTTAGGGATATATCTCCCGTAGCCTGAGCCACACCGGTTCTGACAGAACGTGCGACTGCTGTTTCGATCGTGTCTTTTCTGCCAGATGGATATGTGACCGTAACACCATCACTCACAACGTTATTAACCGCCTCTTTGATGGCTTGCGTATACCCAACTGCTCCAGTCATCACATGATTGTATGCAAGGTCGCATTGCTCAATATAAAGCCTCTGAGCGGCGCTTGCGGTTGTTCTCGTGAAGTTCTTCCACTCGCCCATAGTCGCAAGCATATTCCGCTCCATGAGCCTTATCATGGCTGGCGACTGTTCGAGCGGTACAGGGCTTAATCCTGCCGCCTTGTATATCTTGTCGTCATAATCGAGAGCAGTGATTCCGGCATCTTCAAACGCTTCAAGGAGTTCCCGCTGTTCACGTTTGGCGTATCTGGATAGTTCCGCCAGAATGTCCTCTAACAGTTCACCGGATTCCTGTAGCGTTCTGATTCTCCACGCATCGGCATTGGTCAGAATATAGTTCTCACCCCTGCCGATTCTTGCCATCATTCTCGACACGATCTCAGAGATGATATATTGATGCAGTTCTTCCGCAATCTGCTCACTGCCCTCTGTTATCCGGCGTAAATATTCTGGGCTTAACATAATTACTCATCTCCAAACAGTTTTGGTTCGTCTGGCTGGGCTTCTTTAACCATTGCTACCGCCTCGTCTTTCGTCATTCCCTCGAATTTCACGAAATACATCCAAGCCGGTACTTTATTTGTAGTAACATACTGCCACCATCTTGCACGGTCATTTTCACGCACATACAGAATGTCTCCGAAATCATAATTGACTTCATAAGCCCCAACCGGTGCAAGCCCGTACAAATCAGCGTAAACGTTCAATGCGTAAATAACTTCATCTAGGCAAGACTCTAACTTATCCCTTACATCCTTGACAAACTGCACTGTCCTCTGCTGTTCCGCTTCTACTCCCGTGGCTGTCTGTATGCCGCTAGATTCGTTAAATACAAAGTATCCGTTAGAAAATCCGATCTTATATCCCAACTGGCTTAAAATGGCGTTTATGCCGCTTATACGGGTATCTGTGTTGAGTTGCGGATTGATTTCTTGATAGAACTCTTTCTCGACCTGTCCGAATACATTCTTGACAAAGTGCGGTAAGTTCATCTCATTACGTCTGTTCTCCATGCCCTGTGGCGACATGGCTGCTACAGGTGTACCGCTCGGCATCAGCAGTCTATCATCTGCCAGAACAATCTTCTGCGAATCAAAAATCTCTCCGGCGTTTCTGCTATATGCAATATCGAGGTCTTTTAACTCTTCGATAGCTTCGGCAAATATTGGCAATCCCAATGGTGCATTAATATCCACGTTATTCGCCTGCGGTGTCCGTAGAACTCCGTACAGAGGCCCGTCCAGCTTCTCGCCATTTGCCTTGAGTATCGGCGGTGTATCTACCATAAGATCAGCCCATTTGGTCTGTTTAAGATCAATTTTATCCCCAATGCTCTGAGGCGATTTCGACACATAAGCTCTGTTGGAAACATAATACGGATAGGTTGTCACTCCGTCCACTGTTATCTCAACAAACCTGTGATATTCGAGCCTTGTGTAGTATTTTTTACCAACCGTATAAGAGTCCTTGAATATAATCCCTTTGATTTCCTGATTATCATAATCTACAATCATCACATCTGCCGGAGTAAATACGTCAAGGCTCTCGCCGTTTGGCTTAATGAACACTGTTCCATAAGCACATCCATATTCCACCCAGTGACGTATTTGGAAATACACCTTGTCAATCTGCTCCTGTAACCATGTAGCCCTTGTGGAACCGTCTATCTGAATGCCGATCGCCAGTGTTGCGAGCCGAGCTGTCTCTGAACAGACAGATTTAGCAAAATTAATCGTCTTGATGTTATTCTTGTCATCTAACCATTCCGGCGCACCCCTGTAAATGTTTGCACACCGGTTAATCAGTGCTTCCATCTCTGGGAATTCTGCCGCCTGGATATTAAAGTCCTCTTCGGCTTGTTTTTTAAAAATCATGTTAAACCACCTTTTTAGTGTTGTTATAAGTCCCATTTAATCTACCTTTTAAAATCCATCCATCTTACAGAAGTATCTCGCACAATAATGTCTTCATATTCTACAACTTTTAAGATTTCGTTAATGTCAGATGATCCATATATTTTTAAACCGATGCTTAAGAATTTATTTATTTTATCTAAAAAGTACCTATCTAACATTTTATGCACTGTACCCCCTCCTGGTCCACATTGATTCTGTGGCGTATCTGGTTGCGTCAATCAGATGATTATCCTTATCCGGATAGCCACTGATGATATTTCCATCTTTGTCACGCTCGTATTCATACTTTTTAAACTCTTTCCTTGCATTTGGAGTTCTGGCAGGGTCAAACACGAGCTTTCTTCTTTGCAGCCACTTCATGGAGTATTCAATGCTTCCAGGTCCTTTGATTGCTGGTCTAGCAGGCAATCCGAAATCTCTGTAATCATTTACTGACTTAGGTTCCGCACTATCACTTGTGATTGTGTAATCATCGTAGCCACGCCGTTTAATTTCTTTTGCAGTCCATTCGTTTGATTTCTTGTTTTCATATATCTCGTCAATGAAATATATGGTTTCTCTGGCAGAATCATAATATAGTCTGATAAATCCATACGGGTCCGGGAACCATCCCCAGTCATTGCCCTGATAGATTCTATCAAAATGACTAATTTCTTCGTCTGTGATAGTTCTTTCTTCGATATATTCAAAGATATTTCCGCCATTTCCATTAGCTTTTCCTAGATACTCATTTTCGTAAGCATCTTGGTTCACTTCTTTTAGATGTTCAGCATCTGCAAGGAATATATCTCCAAGCCATTCCTGTTCAATGTCAAGATTAAGATATGTACTATGCACAACCAGTGCGCTATCATCTTTTTCTTCTGCTTCTGCTGTATATTCATTCGCCCAGTTATTCTTACTCCTAGGCGGGTTGAACGATTTGAACTTATATGCTTCATTTCCACCTCGGATAGCAGACTGCTGGATATTACGGATTTCTTCTGGTCCGGCGAACTGGTCAAGCTCCTCAAACCAGACAATACCAATATATCCAAACTCTGGCTTGATAGATTTAATCTTTAACGGATCGTCAGCGCCACGAAAGTAAATCTTCTGTCCAGTGGGCTTGTACGTAATCTCCATAGGAGATACCTTGCACGTAAATTCCTCATTTAGATTTAATTTATCAATAGCCCATTTCATCTGAGCATAAACAGAATCTTTGATAGTGTTTCCGACTTTTCGCAGAATCAGAGCGTGCATGTTCGGATTATTCTTCAACAGTTCCGGTATAATCAATGATATTGTCGATGACTTCATGGATCCACGCCCGCCGGGGAGAATGTATTCGCTATGTTTCTTTTTCCGGATATCTCTAATCATTTTATGAAATACGTCCGGGACAATATTCAGATCAATATGGTATTCACCTTGCAATCTGGCTTTTTCTTCTGCCTTCTGCTGTTCTTCTCTGGCTTCTTTTATAGCAAGCGTTTTCTCCAGATCATTCATGGATTTGAGCTGATCGGAGAAGTCCGGGGCAAAACCGAACGAATCTTTTAGCTCACCTCTTGCAATCATGGAACGGCGCTGCTGGATTTCTGCCAGAGACATGATATCAGTACATTTTTGTTTCTCGATTTTAGCCTGCTTTTCGGCTATATAAGATAAAACCTTATCATTTCTTATCAATCTATAGCCTTCCACTTCATAATTTTTATATCCAGCTTTCCTTGCGGCATCAGATGCATTTCCGCCATTTTTTATATATTCATCTGCAAACGCTTTCTGTTTAGGCGTCAAGTTCATCTAATCACCTCTATCTATTTCCATTCTTGGCACGCCTCCCATATCTCTTTCAGGCACATGACTACATCATACTGGGATGCAGTTCGTAATATTTCATAGTCACAATCTTTCCATTCGCCCTTTTTAGTTAAATGCAGTGTAGGAGTTGAGATTATAGTTAATGTAATCAGCCTGTTTTGTTCTTTGCTGTAGAACTGAGATGTACCGATTTTTATAATTAATCCGGTGGATAATATAGCCTTTTGAAGTTTGCGCTGTATTGATTTTAGATTCGCCATATCATCACCTCATAAATCTATAAATAAAAATCCCCTAGCATAGTTATAGTTATATATACTATAATACCACACTAGGGGCTATATACCTCTACACCACTTTTAGTTTTTATCAATTTTATAATCTTCCGGTCAATTTTGCTAAGTGATAATATTCTGCCATAGTTTTTCGTTTATATCCGTAGAAATCATTTTCAGATACCGGAATATCTCGGAATCGCTCCATTGTCCGGTATCCTATGCAGTTCACTATGCTGTCGTATATCTGCGTTTCTATGCCTGGCGCATATTTGATTGACACTTGCAGAAGATTATACTTGTCATTTTCGTCAAGGTGTCTGAAATGACTTTGAAGTGCCGGTATATCGTCCGGCGGCACTCCATAATCGATTAGTGTAGCTTTTCTAAGATTCATTTATTTCACCTTCTTCATTCAAACTCCAGTCGCATGGCATACCTCGAAAACATTCTGGACAGTGTTCATAGAATCCGCAGCCTTTGCAATCCGCTGGCTGTCCAGTACAATATTGCTGTAGTACGTGGTATGCTGATATAGCAAGGTTTGGCGTTATGTCTGGTGTAGGTTTGTCTGACATAGTTATCACTCCTCTCGAATTTGCTAATTTCGAATAAATATTCCATCTTTATCTATATCTGTTATCTCAATGTTTACATAGACTGATTCTTTTGAATAAGATTTTATTTTATAAGAATCAACATTCAAATTTAATATTCTTTTTTCTATGTCCCGTGGAAGTTTCATCCATACAATTTTACCATCGTCGTACGCATAGAGACGAAAATTCAAAACTTGGTTAATGCATATATCTACCGCAGACCCTTCTATTTTTGTTGCCTTTATCACATCTTTTACTTTCATTTCTTCATTTCCTCCAACTTCTTCTCAGCATCTTCACGGGTGAGAAATACGGTTTTGCCAATCGTTGACAATAAGATTGAAAAGTTTTTCTCATACTCTATGTAATTGCTTTCTGGCCCGGTCTCATCATCAATCCATTCATGCAACCACTTCGCCTTAACCGCAATCTTTGCCCAGTTTCTTTGTGCGAACCGGAATGAAACAACTCGACCTTGAAAATATGAGGGAATCTTATTGCCTATGTCTTCATAGCATTCCATATCCTCTATTGGAAGTATTGTACTATCTACATAAACAGTATCTCCAACCTTACACGGCAATCTCACAAGCAAGCCCTGTTCTTCTAACTGCTCATATTCTGCCAGCTTTTTACAAGCATCAAGCATAAGGCTACATTTATCATCAAGACATTCTCCCATTCCACAACATGGCTCTTCAAAACATTTAGGATAATACGCATTGCCTATTTCGGATATTTTTGTTAATCTTTCCATCTACTTCACCTCTTCCAATTGACTTTCTACGGTGTTTACAAGTAACAACATTGATTCAATAACTTTATCTGTTAATGACATTCTGTCTTTGTTATTCGCAAAATACTTAACGTGGGCCATTGCTTCCTCGATTTTTTCTTCACATGCAACTATTTCATGTGCATCATACATTTTTTTCTTGTCACTGTTATAAGTTGCTATTCTTTCATCATGAAAATTCAACATGTTTGGAAGCGGAATATCGATTACGTTTAAATGATTCCCTCCTGACCACTTAAAGCCCTGTAATCTTGCTATTCTTAAAATTTTAGAATATTCTTCCTGCGTTTTTACGAATACGCTTTTTCCTGTTAAATCAATCATCAGAATTTCCTCCTCCTGTAATTTTGCTAATACAAGTGTTCCAACCTCGAATCCACGCAAGACTAAATCTACTTCTCCAATATTCCTCTTCTTTCTCCTCCGGCAATGGCTTCAGTGGACACCAATTAGGGATTACATCATTGTTCGGAACTCTCCTATCATCCATTGCTCTGCACCAAAATCCGCTTATAAATTTGCATTTTCCGCAATTCTCTGGTGTATCTATCACCAATGCTGATTTACTCACTCACTTCACTTCCTCTCAACATCAGGCTCAAAGTATTATACCCCGGGCAAGTTCTAACTCCGTTTCTGGTATCTCTTAATAATGCGCAATAAGGATATAATGCCACGACCTCATAGACGTGTTCTGTGGCATCCTCGCCACGCTGGTCGATGTATTTGAAGCACTTTCCCGGTCTAAGAAAGTACCTTGCGCATACATACGCTTTTGTTCCAAATCTTACACTTGCGCTACTCATTTGTGTTCCTCCTGTAATAATTCTTTATTGTCGAAGATATTGCCAACTACTTCAAAATGTTCCAGATCAAACTTATCAAGATATTGCCTGTCTGTGCTACCAGTTTCGTGCGCTACCCATCCTGCAGCACCCCATTCAACGGTTTCATATGTCGCATCTTCTGGGTAGGATTCGTCCAAGTGTGCCATCAGAATGTCATTCTCCCAAATTTTCTTCCCGTTCTTGTCGCATAGTCCTGTGAACTGGCAGAGGGTTTCTATATCAATTATATCGGTATATACTGTAAACCAATCTGAATCCTTTCGATAAAAAATAATATCCTTCCCACCTCTGTGATATTGATCTCTTAGGTAATATCCCTCAACCCACTCGCCATCATAAACACACTTTGCCTTGAAAAGAATCTCTCTCATTCAACTCCGCCGCCTTTCACGATTTCGATTGCCTTGCTCAACCCAGCATTGTATCCTTGATGTACATCAGATAAGATACATTCTGATTCAACGAATTTATCTCTTTTCAATTCACTAATAACCTTGTCCGCATCAAAAGCTGTCGGCTGTTCGTCAATAACTGCACCTATTGCAAAATCCATATCCGAATTTCCAAGAGAGTCAATTATTTTGTCTGCATCAATTAAACGCATTTTTTTATTCCTCCTTTCTTATCCTGACTTCTAATTAACATTTTGTGTCCTCCTTATCTTTCTCACAGAATCCTCTGTGTTCATGCACTGAATACTCGATTCCAAAACTCTGTTTCATGTATGTGAGTTTTTCTCCTGTCAATTCGCATTTGTGTTTTCTTGCATTCAGATACTTGCAAGTTCCGTCACAGTAGCTCATTTTTTGTCCTCCTCTTATCTGCCAAATTCAATATTGTTGTCTGAATAGAATTTGTAAGCATCCACTCTGATTTTCTTAACTTTACTCATGATAATTTCTTTCGCTTTACTGACAGCTTCGTCAAAATCTTCTGTTTCAAGATCGTAGTTGTCAATGTTCAGTGTGCTGCTACTAAGAAACAGCGAATCTCCACAACCAACATATTTGTGAATAACGATTCCCAGAGAATTGCTTTTTAAAGAGAAAATACTTCCGGTTTTAAGTTCTTTGTTGTATTTTGCATTACTTTTGAATTTCATTTTGCGTCCTCCTTGTTTACTCTTTTATTCCATATTTCAACAGCTTCCTTCCAATCCCATGTGTCTGTGCAAAATGTTAATCCGCATTCACAGTGAATGGCTATTGGATTTCCCCCGCTGTCAGGATCGTAAAAAGACGGTGCCCAGTCTCTGTCTGGAATGTATACATTTTTCTCTGTATCTATCTCTTTTCCGCAAAACGGACAAGGTTTTAATTTTCCCATTTCCATCCTCACTTTCCCCATGTAAGCAACTGACACGCTATTGTGTAGTCCTCCATGATTTCTCCGAATGTAAATATTGTCCTGTATTTTCCATTATTCATCCACACTCCAATCAAATCTCTGCCCACATTTTGAACAGTAATCAATGTCTGTTCCAGCAAGAATTCCTGGTCTGTGGGTAGTTATAAATACGTTCCCACATTCGCAGCATTCCCATACTGAGCAAGTGTCACTTCTGTTACGCATAAATTTCGGCCTTTGTGGTGTATGTTTTTTAATGAGTTGCCTAAACTCACTCATTTCAATGCTGTTTATTTCAAATTCTGTACATTTAGCCATTTGGTTCATCTCCTAATTTCAATTTCTCTGCAATTGCTTTAATCACTGATACAGTTACTCCGTTTCCCGCTTGTTTGTATAACTGGCTGTCGGAATTTACGAACTGTGCTTTTTCGAAATAATCATCCGACCAACCTTGCAGCCGAAAACATTCTTTCGGTGTCAGCTTCCGAATTGCTATGTAACATTGATATTTTTCATACCATACTGCATATACAACCAATTCTTCCGACGCTTGAACGAATATCCCCTGATTGCAACTTGTGTCTAGTGTGTTTGCAATCTCTTTCCCAACTCTTCCTCTTCTTGTCTTACTACCTGGGACTGATAGATTCACAGTATCAACACCGACTCTGCACTCTGAATATCCCTGTTTAGTTGCTACTGCCACTTTTACAGTCACATCAGATTTATCAGCAACACGTTCTATTACAGCATTCCCTTTTTGATTCTTGCCAAAGAATTTTCGCGAATCGTTAGCATTTAAGCAATGCGCAACATTTATTTCATTTTCAATAACATTTCTACTCATGCTTACTGGAATGCTTGTTGCTACGCCATGTCTGTCTTGACTTGTAAGTGTGAACATTGGCTCGCCATCATCTTTAAACCGTCTACCATTCTGACGCTTTTCTGCGCGATCTGGTGTGAGAACTGGAATTGCTATTTTAGGCTCTGTATTTCCACCGGGTACCGTGCTTATTGTCGGTGAAAGTCCACCACTGTCATAAACCCTTTCTCTTTGTGAATTTCTGCCATTTATACAACCAAACAGTTTTAACGAAACACTATTTTCTCTGTCTGCTCTTTCGACAGGAAATACTTCTGTGGAGTCTCTGCCTCTAAGATGTCCGATAATAAAGCATCTTTCCCGGTTTTGCGGCACTCCGAAATCTTTGGAGTTGAGCACCTGCCATTCTGCATCATACCCCTCCCGCTCCATTTCAATGAGCAGTCTGGCGAAATCCCATCCTCCATTAACACTAAGCAGATTTTTAACGTTCTCAATGAAAAGGTAAGTGGGTTTATCTTCTTCTTTGAGCTGTCCGATAAGGTACATAACTCTGAAAAACAGGCTTGAACGGTTTCCTTGAAATCCGGCTTGCTTTCCTGCGACTGAGATATCTTGGCATGGAAATCCGAAACACCAACAGGCTGCTTTGGGAATATCTCCTGCATACACTCTTCGAATGTCATTTGCGTACCATTCTCCATTTCTGTATTCCTCCTTTAATATTTCTTTCTGTCTTTTCTTGATAGGAATATCTTCCAATGTCTTTCGCTGCTCTTCTGTCAGTAAGTGCATTGAGATGTAACTCGCAGTAGCAAATTTATCGAATTCGCAAAAACCAACGCATTCATGCCCCGCCAATTCCATTCCCCTACGAAATCCTCCGATTCCTGCGAAAAAATCTATAAATTTCATTTTAAACTCCCATCTTCTTAACCAGATTCTTATTCATCTCGTCAAATCTTACATCTGTGTTCTCTTCAATGTCCTGTATCATGTTCAGAACGCTCATTTCACCTCTATTTGCCATTTCAACGTACTTATTGGCAGTTCTTATCACATCAAGCAATCGCTTCGTGGAAAAGCCATATAAACGCCTCAGAGCCATCATCGTTGTAACAGTGTTGATCGTGTTACTCCAATCCTCACCAACAGTAAAACCATCTTCATAGGCTTTCTTTTCCATTTCCTTTAACTCTTTCTGGCAGTTCTGGATAGACTGCGCAAACATATTGGCCTGCTGATTCGTATACGGAATGAATGCTTTCTTTTTCTGCTTGATTTTTAGGCTTCCCATCCAACAGCCCTCCTTATGTTTTCTGTTAGAGCATCAAACTGTTTCAGCATCTTCCGGCATCCATTTCTAGTCACCTGCATATCTTCAGCAGAGTCATCTATCCAATATTTGCCGTCAATCAGATAGCTGTTGTCCAAAAATGTACGGAATCTGCATTTTGTAAGTCCGAATTTATTCATGATTTCTCTTTGCGTCAAGGACTCTACAAATTCACCGTCTGCTGCAACAATGTCATAAAGTTTCATTTTATCTCCTTACTTGTCTTTCTTATTCCGTACCCAACTGGAGTATATGCTCTGTCGGTACTAGGGTGGTTTGTTCTGAGCAGGTCATCATCAATCAACTGATTGATATGTTTCCAGACCGTAGCTCTCCCCGCATCTACCTTTTCAGAAATCTCTGTAATTGACGGTGCATATCCAACCAATTTGATATAACTGACGATATACAGATAGATTTCTTTTCTGAGAGCCTGTCCCTGTTCATATCTATTCTTCGTGCTGTACATTCTTTCTCAACTCCCTTTGTTTAGAATCAATAAATTTGCAAAATGCTAAAACAAATTCTTTTGCTAATGGATCTGAATATATTTCTATCAA